CGCGTTCGCAAAGAAGCCGAAAACAACCGCAAGTTCCACGCGGCCCTGCCTGCCCAGGCCCTGCCGCGCCGCCGCGGGAGATGACCGATGACCGAAAAGCTGCAATGGATACTGGAGGTGGACGGCGACCGTGGGGTGGCGGAAATCCGCAAGGCCGACGCGGCCATCGACGGCCTGGGCAAAACCGGCGACAAGACCTCTGGCGCGATGCAATCGCTGTTTTCCGTTGCCCAGGCCCTGGCCGGCGCCTATGGCCTGAAAATGCTGGCAACCAGCGCCGTGCAGACGGGCATCGCCTTCGAGCAGGCGGCCTTTTCCATGCAAAAAACGTTTGGCGCCCAGGCCGAGCGGATGATTTCCTTGGCCCGCCAGATTGCCGACCAGGCCGGCCAGTTCTACCGTTGGGACGAGGTGGCCTATGCGTTCACCAAGACGGCCGACAGCATGCAGCGCTACGGCATCACCGGCGAGCGCTACGTCAACATGGTGAGCCTGGCCGCCGACATCGGCGCGGCCAAGAATCTGGAGCTCAAGGAGTCCATCGACCGCATCGAATCGGCGATGCGCGGCGAGTCCGAAGCCTCGGAATACCTGGGGGTGACGCTAAACGACACCTACATGAAAAACGTCGCTTTCAACGGCGCGCTGGCCGACCAGTGGGAAAAGCTCAGCGACCAGGCCAAGGCGTTCTACCGCTACAACGAACTGCTTAACCAGACCGGCAAATACGTCGGCTCGGCCAACGAGGCCACCAACACGCTGTCGGGGGCGTGGAAAAAGTTGACCAACCAGCTCGCGCAGGAGTTTGAGCCTTTGGTCAAGGGCATCAATTTCGAGCTGAAAAACCTTGTCCAGCTCGCTTCCGAATCGATGTCGATCGTCAACGCCGGGCCGACCGTGCATCGGTTTAAAATCGATCCGAAAACCGGCGCCGCCGCGCCTGCCGAAGACAATGCGGCAAAGCCAGCCGCCGGCGCCCTGCCCGAACTGCCGTCCGACATCCCCAAATTTGCCCCTGGCGGCGGCGACGAGGCCGGCGCCGAAAAGCAGCGCCGCGAGGACTTGGAGCGGTTCAAATTGGCGTGGGAAAGCCAGCTTTCCGCCCATGACGCGGCCCTGCAAATCCTGCAAGCCCAAAACGAGCAGGCCGCCGAGCAAGAGTTGCAGATGATGCAGTACCGCGAGACCAACGAGGGCGAGGGGTTGCGCAGGCGCCTGGAAACGCTCACCGGCCACCACGACGCGGCCCTGGCCCTGATCCAGTGGCGCACGGAAGAAGAAGTCCGCCTGGAGCAGGAAAAGGCGAACCAGATCACCTTTTTGGACAAGTACATGAGCGCCACGCAAAAACAGCAGGCCTACGGCATGCTGCAAAACTGGCAGTTCGCTTTCCAGGAGCTGGGAAAGTCCAGCCAGACGGCGTTCGGCGTGTTCAAGGCCTTTGCCATCGCCGAGACGGTGATCAAGACCTACGAGGCGGCCCAGGGGGCCTATGCGTCCCTGGCCGGCATCCCGATCGTCGGCCCGGCGCTGGGGGCCGCCGCCGCGGCCGCCGCCATCGCCGCCGGCATGGCCCGCGTGGCCGCGATATCAAGCCAGCAGCCGGGCAGCACCGGCGGCGTCAGCGGCGGGGGCGGCGGGGCCGTCGGCACTTACTCGGCCAGCCCCACCACCGGCCTGCCCGATTACGGCTACGGCGCCCCGGAAAAAACCGGCACACTGACGATCAACTTTCAGGGCGATTTCATCGGCGATGAAACCTACATCGAAAACCTGGTGGAAAAAATCAGCGACGCCGTGGAAACCCGCGACGTGCGGCTGGTGGCCACCAACTCCCGCTATGCCGAGGCGCTTTCGTGACGATCCGCATCACCTACGATAGCAAGACCATCGATCTGCTGCTCGGCCCCGAGGGCCTGCGCGTAACCTATCAGCAGGAGCGCAGCCAGAACAAGTCGGCCGCCGGCAAGATCGAGACGATCAACCAGTACGGCATCGAGGCCTACCGGCTGGACGCGTATTTCACCGAAGCGATCTACTACGACCTGGTCGCCTGGTGGAGCTGGGCGCGCCAGGGCAAGGCGTGGTCCCTGGCGATGGACACCGGCGAGATGGCCAGCACGACACTGGACGGCGCGGCCGCCGCAGCGCAAAAAAACGTGCCGCTCACCGCCACCACCGGATTTGCCGCCGACGACTGGTGCATCATCAAGTCCGCCGGCGATGACGAGTTCGAAATCGTGCAGATCGACTCGGTGGACACCGGCGTCAAGATCGTGGCCGAAGCCAATCTGAAATTTACTTATGCGTCCGGCGACGCGTTCCGCCACCTGGAGTATTTCCCCTCGGTGATCAGCACCGATGACGCGTTCGACCCGGCCCGCTCCGGGGCCTATTTTCGCCACACTTTCAATTTTATCGAGGCAAAATAGTGCTGTCCGTTTCTGCCGACATCACCGCCAAAAACGCCCTGGCGTACAAGACGCCCGTGTATTTGGTGCATTTTGACGGGGAAACGACCGACTACGTCAACCACGTGCCGGTCAGCCCATCCAACACCTGCAAGCAGTATTTGATCGGCATTTCCGGCTCCGGTTCGTCGGTGACCCCGGAGGAGGGCCGGGGCTCGATTTCCAGCCACCAGGTCGAGATCCTGGACGTAAACGACGAGATCACGGCCCTGCTGGCCACCGACGGCGCCTATTTTCACCGCAAAAAAGTCACCATCAAGGCGGGCTATCTGGGCACAACCGAGGCCGACATGGCCTCCGTGTTCACCGGCTGGGTGACGGGGCTGAGCCTGTCCGCGGACGGTTTGTCTTACCTGTTCGCCGTCACCGACCCGCAGCGCTGGATGCAGCGCAAGGTCTTTCGCGGCGCCGAAAGTTCCAACGTGATCGTCCAGGGAAACCCCTTGACGATTTTGCTGCGCATTCTGACCAGCACCGGGGCCGGCACCAACGGCGACTACGACAATTTGAGCGAAAGCAACGGTCTTGGCATCGATGACGATTTCATCGACGTTGCCGGCATCGAGCAGGTGCGCGACGACTATTTCCCCGGCAACAGCCACTACATGCGTTTTGTGATCGACGAGCGGATCCGGGCCAAGGACTTCATCGAGACGGAGCTGTTAAAGCCGCTCAACCTTTACCCGGTCATCACCGGCGCCGGGAAGTTCTCCGTGCGGCCGACCAAGCCGCCGATCGCGGCCTTGTCGTCGGTCCAGTCGTTTTCCACGGACAGCGTTATCGGCATCCCCAAATGGGACGCCAATCTGGACGCGATGATCAACGAGGTGGAGTTTTCCTACCAGTACAGCGTTGTCACGGGCGAGTTTTCCACCGTGGCGTATTACGCGGATTCGTCCTCGATCAATGCGCGCGGTCCGGGCAAAAAAGTGCTGGAGGTCAAATCGCGCGGGCTGCGCTCGTCGATTTCGGGCGCAAGCCTCAATTTGTACGCCGCCGACGTGGTCGCGCGGCGCGTGGCCGCCGTGTTCGGCCGTTGGGCCGTGCCGCCGGTCAAGATCACCGTCAAGACGTTTTTCAGCCGCTGGCTGTCCGAGCCGGGCGACATCGTGCCGCTGACTTATCCGCTGTTGCCCGACATCGTGGCCGGCACCAGGGGGCTTGCGGCCACCCGGCTGGAAATCGTGGACCGCACGGTGGACTGGAAGCGCGGCACCTGCACCTTTACCATGATCGACACCGGCTTTGCCAAGGGCAGCTATGGGGCGATTTCGCCGGCCATGACGGTCATTGCAGGCGCCAGCGCGACGCAGTTCACCGTGTCCACCACCGACGCGGTCAAGTATTCCGAATACACGCTGCCGGAAATCCAGTTGCGCGACGCCAACGGCCGCGTCAAGGCGGCCAGCGCGACGCTGTTGACCGTCGATACGTCCACCGGCGTTTGCACCTGCGACGATCTGGGGTTGACGCCGTCAGCCGGCGACGTGGTCACGTTCGCCAATTACGACGACTGCACGGCCGAGCAAAAACTTTACAGCTTTATTGCCGATGCCACCGAGAAGCTCGGCGCGGCAGACGATGCCGCGCGGCTGATTGTGCCGTAAAAAGGAGCCCGAGATGGCCAGGGAAATATTCAGAGCGATCAGCAATTTGCGATTGGTGCTGGACACGGAAACCGACGCGGACAGCCCGACCACCGAGACCACGATGGCAGCCCTGCGCGAGATGATCGAGATGCTGTACCAGGTGCTGCTGGCGGCGGCCGCTGCCGGCACCTTTACCGCCGATCCGAGCAACGATTCCAACGGGTACGCTTACGACAGCGCCGCCGGGTGGACCGACGACCAGCACAACGGCCGCACGCTGCTGATCCTGTCCGGCACGGCCAAGGGCAATTTTTACACGATCGACGACACGACCGGCGGGGCCACGGACCGCATCGATTGCACCGGGGACAACCTTTACGGCGCCGGCGTGCGCAGCGGCGACGACTACATCATTTTGTACGACATCAAGGCCAACACCGACGGCCACGATCACGACGGGGTCAACTCCAAGCGCGTCGAGGGCCTGGCTTTAGGCGCCGTCGAGCCGGAAGAGTGCGCCGACGGCACTCTGCAACTGTTTGCCACCGGCACCGAAGCGGCCATCAAGGAAACCACGTCCACCAGTTATGTGGACGCCGTCGATCTGGCCGTGTACGTGCCCACCGGCGCGACAAAGATACAGGTTGCCGCCAAGATCGGCGTGGCGAACGCTACCGCCACAGCCACGGTCGACTTTGTCGTTGCTGCCGGCACGAGTGACGAAGGGCAAAGCAACAGCACGGCCGGTGAGTGGGTTTACATGGTTTTGGACGTCAGCGCGTTAAGCGGTTGGCAGAGTTTGGTGATCGAGCTGAAAACCAGCAACGGCAGCTACGCGGCCAAGCTGTTTGCCGCGTCAGCCATATGGAAGGCATAGCGATTGCTTATTGCGTCATCGACAAGGAAAAAAGCGCTAGTAAATAAGCAATAAAAACGTAAAAAAAACGGCTGTGCGAGAATAGCCAGAAATCGCGCAGTCGTTTTGCGTTTACAAATCGCTTAACCCCAAAAATATGAGATAGTGAGTCGCAAAATATGAGATAGTGAGTCGTTTTATAGCGGGGCCGGGGCCTGCGTTGGCCTGTACACGGCCAACACGATGGCCGTGGTCACCGAGGCCATCGGCATGTCGCTGACCGGTTGTGCCAC